CCTAATAAGTTGTGACAGCTGAACGCATCACATCACGGAATCCGCCTTCATTGTTTTGTACCGCCTTCAGTACGATTCCAAGCACAAGGCGTTCTCCATCAAAAGTTGCACTACCCTTGGCAGCTTGTACTGGTTGCCCACTTTCATTAGTGATGTTCACTTCGATATTTTGAATACCAGCATTACCGCCATTTAGAGCAGCTCTGGTTTGCTCCGCGGTATAAACACGTCCTGGCGTATTTAAGTCAAGAAGCTCTGGACCTTTTTCGCCAACAAGATACATTCCCCCAGGCGCATAACCGCCAGAAGCAAGTCCGCCCATAAAAGAGCTACCAGAATATTTTGTTCCACCAATACTAAAATAGGACGAATGAGAGAGAATACCGCCAAGATCAACATTGCCGCCACCCATACCGAACATGCTTGTAACCATGTTCATGACCAGCCCCTGCATAATGACTTTCATCATCGTATTCATAATACTGTTGGCCAAGTCTTTAAAAAGCTGGTCAGACATTTCAGAAAGCGATTTCTGTTCAGTCAACATATTCTGTCCAAAGTTTGTAAAAGTTCCCAAAACGTCATCTAACCCTTGCCGCATTGTACCCAATTGGTCATATTGCAGGTTTTTGATCTCATCCATTGCCGTACGCCAAGAAGCTGTTAAATCTGCCGATTGAGCATCCTGAAGATCTTTTGTTGCGGCAGCATACTCCTGTTTAAGACGCAACTTTTCTTTTTCAGTAAGTTCAGTATCTTCAAGTTGCTTCTGCAGGCTGTTTCGATATTCTTCAAGTTCAGAAATACGCAAATCATTAATTTGGCTGATATGCATAGAATGGGTATCTTCCAGTGTCTGGTAATAATCCATGTCCATACCATGTTTTTCTGACAGATAATCCCGATAATTCTGAGCAGACTGCAAATCTTTGTACTTTTCAATCTGACCTTCTACTTTAGCTATTTCAGCAGGATCCACACCGGCAAGCTGAGCCTTGCTGATTGTAGAATTCATTTTTTCTATTTCTTCAGCAAGCGAAGCATTTGCAACATCAAAAGATGTTCCAGTCTGTTCAATAATCTTGCGGTTTACTTCCTGTGACAGTTCAGCGATTTTCCCTTGATATTTAGTCAGTTCTTTAAGTGCTTTTTCGGCATCACGTTCAGCCTGAGACTTCCCAGTTTTACCCTTCTTGGCTTTGTCCGAAGTACCACCAAAGTCTCTGAGCGTTAATTGTTTTGTATCGATTTCTTCCTGCTTTTTCAAGGCTTCCTGTTCAATCAGAAATTTTCTGTTAGCTTCTTTACGTTTAGCTATTTCTTTGTCTAAAGGATTACTGGTATACCTTTCCTTGAAATCGTTTACTGACAAACCATTTGCTGCACCATAAACCCCTACGGCAGCAGCACCAACACCCAAACCTATACCAATTGCGCCTGCGCCAACAACACCAGCCGTAGTTAGCAAACCAGCACCAACACCAGCTATTTTTACTGCGTTATAAGCATCAACCAATTTTCCTAATTGACTAATCAATGTTCCGATTGCACTTATAGCAATACCTGCCTGAAAAGCTGTAGTTCCAAGACATTGGGCCATAGTATCGCTTTCATCTGAAACCATAGAAATAGTTCCGCCTAAGACAGCGAGTGTACTGCCCAAACTAATCGCCTTGTTGTACAGACTTACATAACGTTCTGCCTGAGTCTTTGCCGCCCTGGCCGCAAGCAAGTGTTTTTCCTGTGCTTCTATAGTCCGTACAGCAAGTTCCCGTTGCCCTTTAGCCGCCATCTGTGCTGCTTGATATTGCATTTTACCAGCTTGTTCTGCTGTAGCTCCCATCAATTTATATCGTTCATTCAAGGATTGGATTCTTACTGCCAATCCGTTATAACCATCAGTAGTAAGCTTGGCTACAGCATTTTCAACAATTTGTCGATCTTTTGCAGCAGCAGCAACTCTATTGTTAGCCTGCTGCATTGCATTTGCAGCCTGATTTGCCATCTGCATTTCTACTTGATACCGTTCCATGATGGTTGCCTGTCCAGATCGGTAAAAACCTAATGTTCTTTGAACGGCTCCACCTAGCAAACTTTGGGCTTGATAAGCTCCGTTAGTATTTGCCGTCACCTGGTATATATCAGTTGCAATAGTTCCAAACTTCCAAAGAGCAATGCCCCCAGCAATTAAAGGTATATTGTCAGCAACAAAGGCAAGCCCTGTTCCTAATGTTTTTACTGCCGGTACAGCAACATTACCAGCAACTTCTCCAACTACCCCTATCCCTTTCGCAGCATTTACAACATGTTCACTAAAGGCAGCCATGCTACTCACAGCATCTGGATTGAGTTCAAAACTTTTTTGATCCAAAAATAGATTTGCGACCTTCCCCAAAGTTTCTTTATAGTAGTTATAAAGTTCTTCTGTTCCTGTCGCTGCACTGCGCGTATACCCTTCACTTATCTGATCCATTAAGCCAGCCATAGTCTTTGGTGTTTCAAGGCTTGAACGTTCAAAGCCTTTCATTCGTTTCATTAAGAAATCAAAAAGACCCTCACTGCTGGCTTTAGCAGCGGCAATATCAGCATCAGTCAACCCCAAAGCTACGGCCAACGTACTTGATTGCGGACGAATACCACCCTGCACCAAATCCCGAAGTTCCTGCACAATCTGGTTTCGTGGCAAACCTAAAGATTTAACTGCATTTACACCAACTGTTGTAAACTCCTTCAGTTGGTCAATATCCATACCAGCAGCAAGACCTGGTCCTAACAAAGCTCTAAACGCTTCAACTAGATCTTCACTTGTTGCTGCAGTTCGCAACGCCGCATCATTCAAGTCGTGCAGAATCCCCTGAGAGATACTCATTGCCTGGTTCCATTCCAACTGCTTGCCGTTAAGTTCAGTCATCGACTGTAATATACCGGCTATACCCAAGCTATTTGTTTCCATTCCTTTAGCGAATTCAAAAGGACGTTTAATGAGTTCTGCACTCATATCAGCCAAGCCGTACAAACCGGTTAGGGCAGTTACCAATCCCGCCGCCTGTCCAGCTGCAGATGCAAATGCCGGCCCCAATGCACGGCTCGAACTATCAATTCCATCAATAGATCTTTTGGCCCTATTGAGTCCGGGGCTCATAGCATCAACTAATGATATTTTTACTTTGGTTTCAGCTAACATCTTATTCGGCCCCTTTCTCCAGTGCAGCTTCGATTACTACTTTTTCAATTATCTGTAGCTTAGACAGAAGTAACCCCGACATCTCAATTCCATAAGTCTTGGTCAAAAAATCGACCTCTAACCAATCAAGTCCAATAGGATATATTCCTGCCATCGTTGATGCATACTTAATACAACGCTGTACAACACTCCATACATCCAAAACCTGCCTATTGCCAGGCAAAATATTTGGTGGAGCATACTGACATTCGTCACAGGGCAATTTTATTTTTCTGTATTCGTAGATTCTTCGGCAATCGCTGCAGTATTCTCCACGCTCCCGTTGCCAAGCGAGGATAGCTTTAAGTTTTTTATTTCATCCAAACGAATCTCTCCACTTAACCCAAGCGTTCTGTAAGCTACAGCAATTACCTCGCCGTACGTAAAGTCATCAATATTAACATCCGGATAAATATTTTTAAATATCCATTCCGCAACGATAGCATCACTTTCAGATCCTTCTAGGTCCTTCGTCAGCGGTGTAGTCTCTTTCTCAAATCGACGATGTTCCGACCATTTCATGCCTCGAACCTCTAACAATGTTTTTTTAGCCATTTTCAACATCTCCTTATTCATAACTTGCTACTTTGTTTTGCATGGTAACCACGATAGCAGCATTCTCATCACTATCCTGATAATATGCACTGTATTGCAGTTCCTGCTTGATACCAGACGGACCATCGACCGCCGGAGAATTTCTGCTAAATTTAATCTCAGGAAGCAGCAAAGACATTTTCAGTTCTCCTACTTCGAGTGTCAGCTCCGCGCTGGTTTCCGTATTATTCTCGGCTAATTCAAGATAAGTATTATCGTTAAAGAAAGCCGTCATACTACCAGAAATATTGATAAGTCCCTCATTGACAGCTGTACGGTATCCTTTGCCGCCGAGCGCATAAGTATCGCCGTCCAAACCAAAATCAATATCCATTGCGAACGCTGTAACTGTAGCGGTTTTATTTCCACCGAGAATCAGATTAGCCATAAAATTATTAAGCCTGTTCATGACCGGTTCACTCGGGCTGGCGCATATCGTTGCTGTGCTGATTTTTTCATCGCAGCCCATGATTGAGATAGTTGCAGTCAGCTCTCCATCGCCGCCTGCGGATATAGATATTTTTGATACCTTGCAGCCATTATATTTTGCGTAGGAATTGATTTTTGAAAAACCCTTTTCCAAAACTAATGACGGCTGGTCATCAGCTGGTTTAAATACATGCTTGAAAAATCCGTCCTTACCTTCTACCGCGGTAGTAACCGGTGCGCCCATGGCAGCCTTCCACCAATACCCAAATGCTGTAGCGTCCATTGGTACCGCTAAGTCACCGCTTACATCAATATTGCCCATAATAGGCTCCACTGGATCACGACGACCACGAATAGTAGCAGGATCAGTTTTATTTTGACTCGCCGCTAAACCGCAGGTATTGAATGGCATTTGTACTGCCTTAGTTGCAAGATCTGCTGGATCCTTGCCAAATTCAGTTTCAAAACCCATTTTCAATGTCGTATATACACCAATAGCCTGGCGTGCATGCAGCTGTAAATTCAGTTTCAACAATGTCATAACCCCCTTTAAAACTCTTCTTCATAAGATGTGCTGAGCGTCTGCTCCATCGTCCACTCACATTCGATATCAGTAACCCAGTGAGTACCTGCAGAATCCAACGCACCCAACTGAATCACTTTAATACTTGCTACTGGCCGCATACCGTCTTTATAAGCGTCCAGTTCCTTCTGTATAAGAATGGCAAAGTCCGCCACCTCTTTGCTCCCAGCAAAGACCTTTACCCCAGCCTCTGTTTCAAACGGCTCCTGGTCATCGACAGAGATCCCAACACTGAGATTGCAGTGATAACTACACTCCAATTTTCCAATACCTTCTTCTTTCCAAAGCGCATAAAAGAAAATATATGGCGCATCTGCCTTTGTAGGCGAAAACTCTTCTGTCGCGTCACCAACAGCGATCAGCGGTTTTTTTTGATAACGTTCTTGGCAAAATGCCTGTAACTTCTCTGATTTACCTAAATGATTCGCCAGAACAACTGCGAGATCAGTTAAATTTTTTTGTAGCTTGCCCATCTATTAACCCCCAAAAACTTGATACTTGCGGCCCTTACCAGATGTTTTTCTAAAACTACCGCCGTTATCTAAAAATTCCTGAGCCTTAGCTGTCACATATGCTGGCAACTTCGGTTCCAGCTTATTCATGATCGGTTCAAAAAACGGTCTCGCTGGTACCTTTAAGTGAGTAGTATCACCGCGTAACGGATGCCCAGCTTTACCCCACCGCTTTCTAACCCAAGCCGTTACCGGGTAAGTAGCACCCTCTTCCTGAATACGCCCATACTTAGCAGATGCCGCTGACGTCCAGCCGACCTTCACAAGCCCGCCTGATACATACTGATATCCGATTGCATTTATTAACCGCCCATACCATCTTTGCGGTGCTCCTGGGCGAAGATCATTACGAACTCGCCAGGGAATACGTTTTGGCCAACTGGATTTAAAGTCCCCGCCACCTTTGCGCAGTTCGCTTTTGATCTCACGCTGTACAAAATAACCCATACTTTTACTACAACCACGTACAAAATCAGGAGAATTTCGGATAAGCGACTGTAAATACTTAGATATACCGTTCTGGACGCTTATCTCAATCATCATCGCAAACCACTCCTTTCGGCTTTTGATGCCGATAGTGTAGTATTTCCAGCAAGACTGTCCTTCAGATACACAGCATTTACATTCCAACGTTGCCCGTTGTATATAATTGAGTCGCCTGGTTTAGGATTCGGGACATCGGCATCGCAAACAGTGAAATTGGCTTTATCGCTAACCTTAACGGCGCGATCCAACTCTTTGAAATACACTTCACTTCTATTGAATTCTTCGCCAATTTCCACAATGGCCGGAATCTCGGTATCGTTATAAACGATTTTTTCTGCCAAAGGGCCCATAAAAAATGCCCTTTGCATAATCGCTTTAATCGCATTGTTCGCCATAAAAACCCCCTTTTTCGCCCGTTTTAGGGTGTAAAAAAATAGGGGTAGGCAAAATCCACCCCTATTCAGTTTTTAAGTTTCTGCTATTCAGTACCTTCAGATGCTGCAGCTGCAGCTGCTACGTCAGCACCAGCGTTAATTTTCACATCAACAGTTGCGCCAGCTGTGGCCGGAGCTGGCGACCAAGCAATACCCAGATAAGTATTACTACCTTGTGTAGCAGTAACCGTTCCGTCATCTTTCAGATAGACGCGCGCCCCCTGGTCAATAGCAGCGGCGTCAGTCTCGAACGAAAATACACCGTCTACCGTCAGCGCAATCAGCTGTCCAGTAATGCCAGCAGCTTCGGCTACGCCACAAATACTTCCGACCACAATAACGTCGCCCTCTGCCACGTCTGCCGTACATTTATAATCCAGCTTATCGCCCTTACGGCGGAAAAAAGCTTTTTCTTTTGCCATGATTTAATCCCCCTTATTTCCCTGTATTTTTTACAAAACCGCGGTAATCCAAAGCAGCGATACCGAAATCAAGGTACATCCGGAAAGAACGCGCCAAGGTATCAAACGAATCCTTAGATTCAAGAATCGGAGTTTTATTGCCATTCAGATAACTGATTTCAATACCTTCTACCTGATTTTTCGCAGCAGCAATATACCAAGCATTTGCATTGATATCATCCAAGGCAGTATCTACAACGATATCCAAGGAATTGCGGAATACGTTAGCCACGCCGGAATGAGCACCGGCAGGATCAGCCAAAGATCTTAACAGCTGTTCCGCTGTCGTTTCGTAAGTGGACGGAATGATCAGATATTTAGCGTTCAGATTCAGGCTATATTTCTTGCTGAAATCTTTTTGCTTTCGGAGCAACTGTCGTGCTGCGGATAAAGTTTCCGTACTTGGCACACCTGCTTTAGCAGCCAAATTACCATTGGCAGAACTGTAAGTAATGCCTGCGAGAGCAGTGTACGCCAAACGGTTGATCTTGCGTTTAAAAGCTGCAGCAAACCGATACGGGAATTTTGCCAAAATATCCAGGTCGTCATTGATAAACAACTGGCGGGTGTAGTTCCAGGCGATACCGTCGGTACCCAGCTGGACGGCAGTCTTTTCCTTATCAAGTTTCGCATGAGTGAATTCCCCATTTTCCGGAATCAGTTCCGGCTCCTGAGCCCCACCCAGTTTATAACGATAAGCAGTTTTAAAATCACTCAAGGTCCCTTCAACAGTCCATGCTTCAAAAGTAGTATCCACTTCTGCGTAACCCTGACTCATGGAAAGCTTTACAGTAGCATTCAGCAGATCAGAATATGTACTGCTGGACATCGCCCGGACAAAAAGCTCGTCAGCGTTAAGCTGCAAAACGTCTTTTTCACCAGCGCGCATCAGGATGTCGCGGGCAATATCGCGCTGGCTCATGCCTCGCATTTTCTCGGCACCGTCTGCCGGCTTAGCAATAGCAATCCCGGCACGCAAAGCCAATCCATCACGATATGCTGCACGCAGCTTATCTTCTTCGGCAGCCCCCATCTCAGGCTTAACAGATACTCTGGCAGCATTACGCGTACTAAGCACTTCAAGCAGCTCACGGTTAACTGTCTCAACGTTTGTCCCATCATTGATCCATTTGCTGCGCTGCTCGCTTTCAATATCGAACTTATCACACAATGCGTTGATATCTGTACAGCGTTGGCGTTCCTTTCTTTGAGCAGCCGCACGGATCTCATCTTCATTCACAGGCGATGCTGCAGATGCAACTCCGGTCGGATTTACATCTCTTTTTTCTTCAGTTGGTTTACCTTTTTCATCAGCAGACATTTTTTCTCCCCCTTTTAATTCTCCGGAGCTGCGCTCCGGCACAATATTATTTTCAAAATCGTCGGGAAACGGCAGTGACCGTCCCACGCCAACGGAAGCGTCAGCTGGTACCGTCACTATACTGGCTTCGAACACTTCCCACCGTGTTGCAATCCAAGCCGGACCTTCGATTCCGTCCTCAGACTTATGTCCTTTTTCGATAAGAGTCCATTCATTTACGCGATACCCCACGGACACTCCGCGAATAAAGCCGTCCTTGACGAGCCCCATGATTTTTTCTGCTTCTTCAGTCTGGGCAAACTGGATCTCAGCGTAAGCTCGACCGCTTTCTGTCCAGATACGGGTAGGTTTACCGACAACTGCGTCCCGCTTATGATTAAACAGGATCGGCATCACCCCGGCAGCAAAACGTTCAGTATTCATGGCCTCGTCATTGCAGCGCAAGATTTCTTTATCCCCCCACCAGTCAAGGCAAGGCGTTTCGCTGGCGAACGACATCTCCACAGTACGATTTTCTTCGTTAAACTGTCCCAGTGCCGCACTACGCCAACGAGGAATATTCATACGCTCATCACGCGACATATTACGGTAATGTTCGTCATTTAGTTTACTTGGCATTATTCTCTCCTTCCTGCTGTATACCAGCCGCTAATTTTTTTACTGCTTCATTAGCAGCCTGGTCAAGTTCCTCTTCCCAATCTTTACCCTTTTTGGCAAAAATTTCCTTGAGGTTCGTTTGACCGGTTTCTAGCATGAGTTTGTTTGCCAGGGCTTCTTTGTATGGATCAATCCACGGCAGTCCCTGGCCTATAAATTCATGCTTTAAATATTTGGATGTATTTTTGTAAAAGTCCCGCGGTACTTTATCCACCGGAATCCTACCAGATAAAATCGCAGACAGCACAACATCCTCAAACACGAAATCCAGGAAGTGGTCTATCAAGAACTGCTGCTCCTGTTCAAAAACCTTCCAGTCT